AAAGCACTTTACCAATTTCTTATCCGTTGCCTATTCTCATGCGAGTTTCTTTTAATCTATTTGTAGTCAATTAAATACCTTCAGACTACATCAAATATGACAAATAATGAACCACCTCCCCATCATATCTTTGCATGATGGAAGTACATCGGGAATAACCTTTCTTGTATGAATGATACTGACCTTCGGATCGGGAATATATAGGTATATTTTCTTGATATGCCCTTTCCATATCCTCTATTGTGTTACCGTTTATAAATGAACCCCAATCCAATTCACTAGTGGTTCGTACTCTATTTATTTGAGTAACATCACCTATTTCGATATATTCACTATTTGAGTTTCCCCATTCAGCTACACCTGGAGCAGTGTTTGTTAAAACCTGTCCCACTGCCCCACCTGCCGGAATAAAGTTATATCCCTCCCCTGTTGGCAGGACAAACTTATTTGCACCGGATTCTATACCTTCCAGCTTTGCTCCTTCCGCATTCGTCATTAAACGTTTCCCTGCTTCCTTCAAAACATAACGTTCGTTGGCTTCATTCTTAGTATAGTAATCAGACAAATCGACAGAAGTAGAACCAATCAATTCAAATTTGCCAGAAGTTTCATTCCAGATATATTCATTGTGAACGTCGTTTCCTGATCCTGTTTTTGGAACTAAATAGATCGTTCCTTTAACTCCTGTATCCGGCAGTACCAGGACTACTTTTATGTCGAATTGAACAATACCGGCTATCTGCTCATTGGTATATGTTTTTGCCAACTGTAGATTTCGTCCTATCTCTTCCCTCAACTCTGCATCGTTAAAAGGGATATACTCAACAAAAAAACCTTCTGTACTTCCACCGGAAGAAGGAACAAAAAGATATTGTTTTCCTCTGATTAAATCAGAGCCATTTACAGAGACATTCCCGGAACCCTTACCAGGCAATCCCGTATCCCCTCTAGGAATGGTCAGTTTCAGAGAGTATTTCGGATTACCTTCTGGGGTTTGTCCGACCGGAATAAAGACGGCAGAAGCCTCTGAGCCTGGCTCACCTGTCATAACTTCTCCAAGTTCAAGAACCGGATTTTTACCAGCATCACCTTGTGGTAGAACCAAGTCTATTTTATACTTTGGATTACCAGATGGATCATCACCGTTACGAATTATAGACACAGACGGTTCCTGCCCTTTAGATGCACTTCCGGCTTCCATTACCGGAGTTTTTCCGTCATTGCCCTTATTCCCTTTACTTCCTCGTGGTATAGTAAGGAATAGTTTATACTTTGGTCGTCCATCTTCTGTCGTTCCATTTTCTTTAAAAGTGGCTGACGCATCCGTATCTGGTTCTCCTGTTGAAATGCTTCCAAATTCCAAAAAAGGAATTGCACCGTCATCTCCTTTAGGCAGTACAAGACCTATTTTATAAATAGGATTACCGGATGGGTCTGTTCCTGACAGTTCAATAGAGGCATCTGCATCCAATCCGGAAGAAATAGAACCAACTTCAAATAATGGGGTTTTACCGTCTGTCCCCATTAAAGATGCAGCTTCCAAGGCTACAAGTTCTCCACCGAGTACTCCCGGAAGAAGATTAACACCAACCGGGGATTTTACTACCCTAAGATCGGTTACCATCTTTGAACTTCCCTGTAACGCATTCGTTACCCGCTGAACTAAACTATCAAATTCTTCCTGTGTCATAGTCGTTTAATCCAATGATATTTTTTCCGCTTTTCTAAATGAGAGTAGTCATACTGATATGTATAAGCCTCTCTTTCAAATGAGATATTTTCGTAAGCATTCCGACCATAACGAAAGAGTTTAACCAACCACTCCACCAGATACCAGAAATAAAAAAAAATGTACAACATTTCTTTCATTTGAACCGTATGAATGGCTTCATGATTCTGTATTCGCCGGGCAAGGGGTTTGTACTCATTTCGGGCAAAGATTATTCCGAAAAGGTTCATAGCTGTGAACCCCTTAACAGGCAATATGTTATTGTATACGATCTTCATCTGCAAGAATTGTTTCAATATCATCCAACATGGCAGACAAAGCAGCCTTGCACTCTCCGAGTGTCAGAAACTTGTAATCATTTACGTCGATCAAAAGTCGATTAGAACTACCCATGTAATTAGCTCCGGCAACCTTATTACCGTTTTTAGATATTTCGATCCGGATATCCGTTACCGGCTGTCCGACATCTTGAGAATAGGTGTACGTATTTATTACACCTTCACAAGCCTGTGTTGTTGCTATCTGATTGATTTTATTCGATACTATTTCCATAATACTATTTTTTTGATGTACCATTTTCCAATAAATTCACAACCTGAGCATAAGCCCCAGCGATAAGAGAGTTTGCAACTAACTTTTTTATCAAAGCGGCTTCTTCTGTTGTTACCTCTATCGCTCCCTTTGCATTGTAAATGCGCTGAGATAAATTGAATGAAGCCATTTTTTCATCTACATCTTTACATTCTTTGCCAACAAAGAGTATAGAGGCTACCATACGATAAATCATTTGAGTTTTAACCTTATCTTTTACGACATCTTTTACTACCCCGTTCACTTCTTCACGTACAACTTCTTGATACGTTTCAGTTACATCTTTTCCATCGAAATTCTTAAACGCTACATTAAAATTTACTTTCATGATGTTCTTATTTTTAAAGTATTCCCATCCCTATACACGGCACCTACCATGCTTCCTGAAGTCGGGAATTTGTTTATATTAAATATCATATTATTATTTCCATACAGACACCCTAGTCCGTCCGGACTGGAAAACAGCAATTCTGTAGGACTTAAAGTCACTCCACCAAAAGCAGTTCCTGAACTTGTTTTTCTTGTCATACTCAATGAAGGATAGTAGTATGTATCACTTTCTACAAAATACCCTAAGTTTAGTATTTCCACCTCTCCACGAAACATTCTGAATCGTCCGTCACCGGATAACAAACATCTATTTCCTGTTTTTGAACCACATTCAAATTCACCTTCTGCTTTTAAAGAGCCGTCATGACGAAGTATAGTCTTTACATTTCCTGCTTTTGCCTGGTCATAGGTACCGCCCGCCCACAACATGATATTATCAATGTTCGCAGATATACCACCCTGTTCAGTCCACACACCACCCGACAACAATCCTAGTTTTATCTTTGTCGTCAGCTGTAAACCTCCGGAAATTGTTGTACCGTTTAAAGCCGCTACCAGATCGGAGTCAAGAGAATAGATCGAATCGTTCGGATTCGGTGTCCAGGGAGTTGCGTATTCACCATCTTCAAACTTTACTCGGTGTACCATCATTCTACAGGAAGTCGAACAAGCCATACAAAAGAATTGAGCATCCGTATTACTGGAAACAGTAAACGTATATGTATATTCTCTGTCTCCGACCGATACTGGTATATCGGTTTGATATGGTCCGATCCATACTGTAACAGTTGTAGATACCGAAGAATACAGGCTAATTCGTAATGTGTATTTCCTGCGTACCAACAACTGAATACCGGCCAGGCTTCGATTGTATAACCACCCGGAAATGTTTGAAAAATTAACAGAAATAGAACCATTCGATACTGATAAATTAGAAGCTCCACCGTCTACCTGCCAGTAAACGGTGTTCTGACACTCTCCCGAGTTCCGGATCATATTCAAGTTATACGCCTGAATATCTACTTTTGACGCCATAATTTTCACTGCATCAGCCGTCTGGTTGATCATACTGACAATATTCGTCCCGGTGTAATCAGTTACAGCTACTTTGCTACTGATATTATCCGCATTGACTTGTATGGCCGATTCCGCAGATAATACACGACCAGTCAAACTACTGACCGAATACTGAGAAGCCTTTAAACTTATTTGATAAGCATTTGTCTCTATTGACGATTCCGCTGATGTAATCCGACGTCCCAAGCTGTCAAAATCAATCTGGGACACCTTCAGTTTAATAGCATCCGCATTTACAGTGATCGAAGCTTCATTCGCAGTAACCCGCCTGCCCAAAGCGTTGAACTCATCCTTTGTAGCTTTCAATGCAATTTCATCAGCCATAACAGAAATGCTCGCTTGTGCCTGTGTTACACCTTCTTCTGTTGTAGTGACACGCGTAGCAAGTAATTCTATCTTTTGATCCGTTTGTTCGATCTTTGTTTCGAATTCATTTCTGATTGCTGCAATCCTATCTGAAATAACCGTAAGGCTTTTTATGTATATGTCACCGGAGTAAGTGCAGGAGAAATCCCCAGTACCATCCCATTCTGCTGTTATTGTTTCTTCCTGATAGTCTGTTGTGGCTGTTACCAGAGTTGACTTATAAAGTTCTTTCCCTGAGAATCCATAGGTCAATGTTCCGGCTGTTATAGCCTTGTATCGGATACGCATCACGTATGTACCAGATTCCCGGCTTTGCAGGTTTGCATTAACCTGTGTTATACCGCTTTTATACATACGAAGAACGCGGGATGCACTGTCCCGGATCACCTCAACTGAACTCTTTTTATCAGAATAGAAAGCCGCATTAAACCACAGCCACCCATTTGTTGCAGAGAATAAATTGATATCCTGAGTATAGTCCCATTTATCCAGTCCTGCCGTCCATGTCGGATTGGACAGGATATTGTTACCGTTATCGTTGATAGCATCCCTGATAGAAGATATCTCACTTTCCAACTTCCCGTTTATAATCTGGAATGACTGGTAAACAGTTGTTCCATCTTCCAGGTAGATATCACATTCTTCAAAGATACCGCCCTTGATGTAAATACCATGATGATAACCCAACTGTCCTAAATTGCCCTTATACTTTGATGTTATCCCGGATACGTTACCAATACGAACCTTTGTTTTATCAGTCATATCAGGAGATGTCAGACCATCTAATACGTCTATATAAGGCGCGTTTGTATCCGATGTTGCCAAATAGATTACACCCTGTCGATTTGGATCGGAATCGTTACCTGCACGGAATACCGTATCACCGGCCATCGGCACAGAATGACCATCTAAAAGAGGCTTTCTAAGGTCGAAGTAATCTTCTGTAATTCCTAATACCTCTCCATAATAATAATGGGATGACAGACCTGAGAACTGCTGACAACAAATAAGATCGTCACCTCGTATGTTCATGTACATCATTCCTTCGATCTTGTCAATCTTACAACGGTAACGATCCGAAAGTTCCTGAACAGATTCGATCTTATTGAAATCGGATACAAAACGATTGCCATTCAGTCCCAATGTTTCATTTACGACCATTGTGTTAACACGGAACTCTTTACGGGCAAGGAGATAATCAAATTCCCCAGACGCTTTTTGCATATCCAGTATAGTACCGTAACCCATCATACCAGAGGCAGACGAAGGAGAACCGGACATCTTACCGATATAAACATTATCCCGAACCTTCAATTCTCCAAACCAGCCTAATCCCTCATTATTGATCCCCCAACCGGCTCCCCATTCGTAACCTTCGGCAAACAATGTACTTTGCGCCATATCTTCAAAAGAAATCGCGCCATGCGCTGTATCCGGAATATCTTTGCGCAAAAACATGCCGTCAAGGTCTTGTAAATTGTCCTCTATAGCCTTGTAGATTTTTGCGTCAGTCATTAAGGCGGAATACACATTCTGGTCCGTTGGAATCGTGGAATCATTTGTTTTAATAACATAGATTCCTCCAGATCCTCCCCCTGTATTCACATAAGTATTTCCACTATATTTAAGTTCATCCAGCCGGTTTTCTATATCACCAATACGAGAATACTGCGTTGATTCTCCAACGGTATAAGTACATTCAAACGGATTATCCAGTTTCTTTTCAAAACCATAGATGCGGGATTCGCGGCCATCTTTGAAAAACGCATTATTGATAAGCTTCACTCGACGACCAATCTCCAGATCAATTTCTTTCTGTTGATTATGTTTACCGTCTATGTAACCGGCACACCTTACCGGGTTAGTTGGGCAGACGTAGACAGATGGATCAATCTTGCTCTTCTCTACGTATTTCTGTGTTTCTTCCAGCAATTCCTGTTCAGCTTCACCAATTAGTGTATCTGATATGAAAGATGTGTCATAGCCGTAGAGAATGTAAGTTCCATCTTTCTCAGGCTTCATTATGTCATTCGGCAAGAACTGACCGTAATTCTGGTTCCTTTCAATTTCAAAGACAGTTCCTGTATCATCACTCGATTTCAATTCAAGAGCAAAATGCATACCATTCATACTCCCCGATTGAAACACAAATCGAAGTTCATCAAGCAGGTATTCTTTTTTAAAGTTCTTTAGGCCGGCATCTCTAATTGTGAAGATAGGATAAGTCTCTCCTGTAGGCTTCCCATTCTCATCAACGATGTTTCCTCTAGTCTCGTTTACTTCTGATATCGTTCCTATAAAACGACATTTTCGATGGCCTCCTCGGTTGTCATATCAGGATAAGCATCAACATATGGAATACCTTCCGGCAACTTTAATCGCCTCTGAACAACACCTTCAATAACTAAGTCATCACTATCAGGACGATAGTTTTTGGGAATATTTCTCTCTGAACCAAACGAAATAATTCTTGTGGCGTAAGTAGATGTACTATCACTACGAGTCATGTCGGACAATTCATTGCCCATTTCTAAAGTAATGACATCCTTTATCGTGTCTTCACAGTGCCCTAAAAAGATATAGTTCTCTTTTACCCACCACTCGCAACCACAGGCTTCGGCAATCATCGATATACCATCTATGATGTTAGTATTGTCATACTGAATAAAAATAGGCTCCATCTTCACCGTAGCATCCATTGAAAATACATACGGTTTCCCTTTATAGGTATAACCCAATGCCGCTATATTAGAAACGACAATTGACATATGGGCATCCGGCGTTCTAGTAAGACTCCACTTGGCTTCTTTGCCCTTCTGACGATCATAGAAAAGCTTTTTGTGCTTCCATTTCCAATAATGAGCGTCCATACGGAGATCGTAATCATATCCGCCAGTAGACTTGTTGTAAGTCGGAAAAACTAAATCTACTATTTCAAATAAACCTTCATATATATCTGTATAGTCACCTAACCGGAAATAGATAGGATTTTCCACACTGAACTTCAAAAGAATATATTCTTCCTTCAGCAGTGTGTATTTATAAATCGACCCTTCATTAACTTGAGTCGACAAACGATTGTTATTTGATGTGTCTTTGATGTCAATCATAACACATCAAATTTCGGTGATAAAAAAAAGAAGCCCTAAAAATTAGAGTTTCCGTTTCCCACAATTAAAGCCTTGTGGGAAACTAGCTATTTCCTGCCTTCCTGACTAGGGTTAGGCTCATTGAATTTGACCGAAATCTTTGAGAAAGTACGGGGAGTATTTAATCCGAATGAAGCAGATCGGAGATAAGTAAGCCGATACACCTGATTGCCAAGTGCCGGTACTTTAATCTCTATTTTTCCCTTTTGAAGTTCGGTTTTAAAGGCGCTGTATTTCGATAGGTAATCATCCGGAGTCTCTCCTTCTAAGGTGAATACCAGCGTAACATCTCTTTCATCGATCTTAGGGTTATTATAGACTACTTGCTTACCGTTGTTTAACCGGGATTTATTCTCTATAAATTCCTTCAAAGGTTCCGGGGCGAAGATTGCATCAAGAAAGCCGTCGCCCATTCTTATACCCCATTGTAAAAAGGCATCAAAGCCATTAATTATTAAGTCTGCCATAATTTATAATTTTTATTTGTACCTTTGTTTATATACTCAAATTCAATTTATCATGGAAAAAACAATTCAGTATGTTTTTGTAAACAGTCCCTATGAAAGTGATTCCATAGAAGAGCCCTATTCTCTCTCGGACTATTTTGCTTACACAAAAAGCGATGTTGTTATTCATCGTAATGGAAATTCTTACAAGCTAACTTCCAATGAAATAATCATGGGAGAAATAGATGAAAATGAAGAACGGCATTACGTAATACAACTAACTTTTTCAAAGCAATAAACAAATAGGGTGCCACACATTAGCACCCTATTTTTATCTTGAATTAAGGCCTGAAGTATTCTTTTTCACTTCTGCCATATCAGCTTTAATATCTTTCAGGTATTTAGCCGAATTTCCTGTATTTTCCCTTATCTCTTGCAGTTCCAGATATGAGTTTACCTGAATAGTTCGGATTTCATCGGCAATATTCCTTGTATCGGTATTAACTGACAGGATTGCATCAGCTTTTACAGTAAGGATATTTAGCGATTCGGACTGAGATACGTTTTGAACCTTTATTTCTTCACCGGCCATCTGTATGCCCGTAAGACGTCCATTTGTTTCATCAATAGAATCCTGTGAAGCCATTACAGAAACAGCTTTAGAAGAGGACTGAGAATTAGCATTTTTATCTTTTAAGTCAATTCCCGCATCTTTAAAATATCCATTAACAGTACCAAGAATCTCTTGAAGCGTTGGCATATTCTGCTCGTATCTATCGACAAGTTCACCAGTCTTTTCTGCAACCTGTTTCATTAATTCTTGTTCATCAATATCTCCTTTAGCATACTTCTCATATAAATCGGAAACTTGCTTATCAAAGCCATCTACAACCTTACTTAAAACTATCGAACGCATCATATCAGAGACAATGTCTTTAAATGTATCAGATGCATAATCTTTAAAACTATCTAAAGCGTCCTTGCCCGTATCCAGCCAATCCCAAAGACTATCAACGACATTATCGACAAGCGGTTCATACAAAGAACTCACATATTCATGGAGCTGATCCAGATACTCATCGTACTGTTCTCTAAGATCGATAAGAGCCTCTAGCGTTTCTTTTGTTTGACCTACTAACTTATCTCCAAACTTTTCAATAACCTCCTTTGCTAAACCTGCATTAATAAGCTTGTCTTCATCAAATAAATCTTCATCTTCCCATCCTTTTTGCTTTTTAATCCATGAAGCTAAATCTTCTGTTTTTTGAGATTTAGATCCAATGCCAGTACCGAGAAAACCCTTACTCTTTTTCCTTGTCTCAATTCGAAGGTTATCGATTGCTGCGGTTGTCCCCTCTTTGTAATTCTGATTAGTCCACTTCTGCCACATGCCAGACCAACCCAGAGGGGAAAGCCAGTTCATTATACCATTCAGTCCACCAGTTAACCACCCTCCTCCTTTTTGGTTCTGATATGTGGCCTGATCCTCTTCTGCTTTATCTTTATAAGCTTTGGCAACCTCTTCATGCAGCTTACGATAATCGCGTAAATTCTGGAGATTATCCTTTGAAAACCAGTTGTTTTCTACTTGTTGTGCTTCTAATGCAGCTATGCGATACTCATTAACAGCGTCGGTAAGCAAATTTATCTCTTTAACCTTCTCTGCAAATGCTTCATATTGCTCATAGGCAGATTTCGATAGAGAAGAAAGCTTCTCCATCAATTGTATTACGGTAGATATAACAGCAAGAATAACAGAAGCTTTCTCCACCGCCTGAACAGCCTTTGAGCCGGCACTAGCTGCTGTCTCCCATGCGTTAATAGAGCTTGTGACAAACAAGCCTATATCGCCAATGAAAGAAAGAACTTCGCCAGACGTTCCTCCGATCGTACTTCCGACATCTTTTATTGAGGTAAATAGTTTATCAACGACATCGGCTACCTCTTTTTCCGCTTTCTGATACCTATTACTTGCCTTTGCAGCTTTATCTTTCGCCTCGTTGTATTTTTTAAGTGCATCAGCAGAAGATAGATAAGTGTTTTCAAAGCTGATCTTACCCTTTTCCAGTTTTGAGTTTTTTACACCAGTAACAATTTTACCACCATCGTTTACAAGATCGAGTTGTCTCTTTGCTTCCGCCAGTTCATTCTCGGCATCTGCCAGTTCTTTCTTTCTATCTGCTAACGCCTGAAATGGATTCCTTTCATCCAGTTCATCCATGATTGACTGAATAGTGGTAGTATATTCCCGAAGTTGATCGGGCGACAATACTTGAGCCGCCGACTGTTTAGCGTTTTCAAATTGGGACAACAGGGAGTTTAGCGTTTCTGTCGATGTCTGTCTTAAATTTTCGAAAGCACGTACGTATTCCGGGGATTGTTTCAACTTCTCATAATCCAATCCCATTAGCGATTTACCTTTATCTTTCGTTGCTTGTGCAATAGACCGATCAATTCGCTCTACCTGACCCGTGTTTCCACTTTTCTCAGCCTGTTTACGTTGTTCTTGTAGTACAGCAATATCATCATTAAATTTCTTTTCGATAATAAGACGTTTGTCCGTATAGTCTTTGTATTCATCAAGGAGTTCAACCATATCATCACCACGGACATATTTAGTATTTTTCGTACCCAGTTTATTAGCCGTCTGCTCATCTATCCGTTTAAATTGGTCTTGAACAGATTTGTTTTTTAGGAACTCGGTAAGATCGAAGCTTCTTTTTTTATTAACAGGATCAGCTTGAAATTCAGTTCTAGCGCCGTCAATCAATTGTTGTTTCCGGTCTTCTCCTTCACGACGGATAGCTTCTATCTCTTTTTTGTGATTGAGTTCTCTTTGCGCTAAAGTTTTAGCGGAACCATTCTCCATAGCATCAATGATACTTTGAGTAATTTCATTCTGAGCATCGACTTCCGCTCGATCCTGGATGCGTTTATTCTTATCAAGAAAGAGTTTGTATTTCTCTGATTCTTTACGAAGCTTTTCGGCCTGATTCTCTTGCTTAGTCGTTTTTGAATCAGAATACTTATCAATATTCTTCTGGGCTTCCTTGATCTGCATGGAATACTCATTCCAATCTTTTGAGTTTTGCTTTTCTACCCCCAAAGCGTCGCGGGCAGCTTCTGCTTCCTTTTTCTTTTTCTCCCAATAGGCTTTATTCTTTGTTTCAGACTTTGGGGATCGAAGATCAAGCTCTGATTGCAAAACATCTATACGCGTATTCAACTCTTCACCCGATATCTGGCCCCGCAAAGAACCCTCCATTATATTTAAAGTGTATAAAGGATTGTTCTTCCGCATAGCTTGCAGACGTTTTGCTTCGTCAAGTTCAGTCTTGATCTTAGCGTCCGTTTCTTTTTTAAGATCAATTTGCCACTGGTTTAACCGATTCTGACGCTGATCTTTTGCATAAGGTTTTACATCTTCTTCCAGTTGCTTTAGCTCCTTCTCTAATTGATTAGTTGTCTTACTTTGTAAGAGAGGATTTTTATACTGACCATTTCCGTAGTTTTGATGCCGAAAAGCAATCTCATCCTGAAGAGTTTTGATTCGAGATTGATAATCTGTAACGATAGAATCCGTATCTTCAATTATCTTTCGGGAATCAATTTCTGCTATTTCTTTTTTAAGACCCAAAATATCCTTTAAATGACCTTCTTCGTCAATATATTTCTGAATGATACCAGGATAGGCATCCTTTAGTTTATTTAAAGCATCGACCCGATCTATTGATGAAGAGTACTCATTTTGAGCAGTAGTGATAAGTTTTTCAATCTCCTGTTTGTGTTTATCTTCAACTTGGGCTGCTTCTTCTTTTCGCTTATTGTAATTGGCCTGTGCTTTTTCTGCGGCTGTTGTATGATCTGCTAACGCCCAAAATGCGAGGCCAAGAGAAACAACAGCGGATCCAATGGCAATATACGGGTTAAGTTTAAGAACTTTTTGCAATAAGACCTGTGCTGCAGTATAAGCCTTTGTGGCTGAAACATTCGCCCAAATAGCCTTATTAAATCCTTGTTCAACAACAGCGTTAAGAATCAATGCTGTCCGATAAGTTCCATAAACACCAACCAGTCCTGTTAATACCCGTCCAACTGTCTCATAGTTTTCTACAAGCTTGGTTGTCATCTGAATACCCTTGACAATAGCGCCCTCATTGTTTTGACCTATTTCATTGAACACACTATCAATAGCATCTTGAAGCATAGACATCTGACCCGCCATTTCTTTACTGGCGTTTTCCGACATCTTGTAGAATTTTCCTCCCTCTGATGTGACATCAATAAATGCTTGTTGCACCATTTCAGCAGAGATTGCTCCTTTTGACATTTCATCTTTTAACTGAGCTATGGACTTGCCAGTCTTTTCTGAGATAATCTGCAACGGGTTAAATCCTGCGTTAATCATTTGGTTAAGATCCTGCCCCATCAATTTACCGGCAGCCGACATCTGAGAAAAGGCCAAAGTAAGAGAATTGAACTTCTGTGATTCGCCCCGGGAGATATCGCCGATCGCACGGATGAAGCGCGGAGTTTTCTCTGCTTCTATATTGAAGCCGATCATCATTTCAGTAGCAGAAGATACATCTTTCAACTGGAGTGGAGATAGAGCCGCATATTGCTTAATATCAGTCAAAAGAGGCTTTGCTTTTGTTTCTCCAATCATAGTATTCAAAGAAACTTCCATTGACCGGAATTGACCACGAATATTGATAATCTCTGATCCCAAATGTTTAATTGCCGCCACTCCACCAATGCCGGCCAGTATCTTTTTAAATGATACACCCACACCCTCATTTACGGTGACTATCTTTTGAGAATCGTCTTTAAACAATGTGTATTCATCCCGAAGTTTTTTAACAGACAATCGAGCATTAGCCTGTTCCTGAGTTAGTCCGAACAATGCCGCTTTTTCTTCATTAAGTGTTTTCTTTGCAGATGTATATTCGGAGAGCTTACTATTAGCGGATAAAGGATTATTCTTCAAAGCAGAGCGATAGGCTTCGCCCAACCGTTTCACATCAGCTTCTACGTCTTTAACCACTGCTTTTTGAGCAATAATCTTCTCGGTAAAGCTATTTACCCCCTGTGAGGCTTCAAAGATTTTCTGCTTAAAATCATTGTCCATCACAGCCCCGGCTTTGGCCGCTTCGGTTATCATTCCCTGCATCTGTTGTTTTGCCTGTTGCATCTGGGTATTAAGCACAGCAACAGCCTGTGGAGCCTTATTTGCATCCATAGACTTTATCTGTGCTTCCAACTTGGTTATCTCATTACGAAGACGAACAACCTCTTGCCAGTCACTACCTACTTTGAAATATAGTTTACTCATTTCTTTCTTCTCTTTGTAGCTAATTCTTTCCCTGATATTTTTTTGACCAATTCTCCATGGGCCTCATGTAGTTTATCTTTCTGCATGATGATTAGATTCCGATAGGGTATCACCTCAAAGACCTCTCTGTATGACAGGTGAAGCTCTTCCATGAACGAAGCGATCTGCCCTAGCATAGTCTCGTTTCCTACAACTTTTCCTTCGCTATCATTTTTACGGCGTTCTTCATGGAAAACGCATAGGCGAAAAAATCCTCACCACCAATTAATGGATAAATAGTCTCCCAGGCTTCGTTCAACTCTTTATTCGTGGCTGATTGTAGATATCGGCTTACCTTATAAGCCTTCCACCTCCAATGCTTAACATCACCTACGATCAAAGCAGAAAGTCCTTTGATTATATGCGGAGCATTACACGGTATTTCTCCAATCACACTTAACTTTGTATAATCTCCTTCTAGCCTGATCTTTGCAAAAGCCGAGCAAGCGCGGCAAATAACTTTTATTGCTGGAGGATTGACCGTATATACTTTCCTTCCAATGATTATCGTAGCCATACTTTCACCTAACAGGCTACCTGACACCAATTCTGCTGCTTGATTCATAAACTCTTAGAATTAAAAAGGGTGAAGGTGAACCAAGCCACTCCCACCCTTAGTTTTTATTAAATCTATCACCTATTAACCCTCTGCAACCAAGGAGCCAACCGCGCTTTCTTCATAGTTGTATTCAGAAGAAACGCCTGCGACTTTAGATGTCTGTACTAATCCTTTGACAGCTATGGCAATCGCCTTGTCTGTATTCGATTCACGGGCGACGATCTGCGCATTAGGGAAGATAAACCAAACATGATCGTCTGTGAGGCAGAAAAGAGCCTTGTTAATAACGACTTTGCCTGTCGGACGTTTCCATCCTACCACTTCATCTTTATCTGCACCACTTCCGCCTTTTTTGACCGCTTCGCCACCCATCATATCGGCTTTCGTTTTCCAATCGTATTGTCCAATCGAAAAAGAAGGCGTAATGTCACCAGGGGTAGTATCATAGCGATAATTCTGACCGTTCAACTGATTCTTGTGACCAGTAACGGAGGCTTCCGATTCTTCAATCTGCCACGTTTCCCCATGCACATTCTGTACTTCATTCTTAGCGGTAATAGCCGCCTGAATCAAAGTCTTTGCAATTTCGGGAGTAATGTCTGCCGTAACTACACTTGTGTCGGCATACAAGATTTTTTTAATTCCTACTGCTGAAATCATAATTTTATAGTTTTACATTTAACACTTCAAATAAAATCCTCACATTCACATAATGACACTTTAAAGCTGTTTCCGCTTCTGTGCCGATAGCATCAATAGAGTAACAATAGGTTGTACCGTCATAGGAGCTTACCACTTTATCAAACCGTTTCATAGCTTCTCTTTCAAGTTCATTCAAACGGATAGTATTCGCTTCGCTCTCGCTAAAATCAGGAACGCAAAGATTCACTTCCGCGAAAGACTTTCTCCAATAAGTCCCCGGCTGTTGCTTCTTCGCGTGGATAGCAATCCTTTCAGACTTCAATTCACCCGTCAGCGTTTCACCGTCAGGCACTATGTCTATTCCGAAAGCCTTGCAATCCTGGTAAAGAATGTTTCCAATGTCGGTAGTTACTATCATTCAAATTCTTCTTTTAGTCGTTTCTCTGCATATAAAGCGGCACCACTCAAAACATCAAATCCTTTGGATTCTACGAATGAAGCATATTCCGCTTCGTTTTTCAGAGTTAAACCACTTTGGTCAACATCATAATCATTGGACGTTCTCAAAGTGAGCGTATGGTCTTTATAATCGCCATGTTCCTCTGCGTACTTCACGGCTTCATCGCCCACATCAATCATCTTCTTCTCGACTTCCCATTCCCCTTTATTGAGGAAATCATCAACATCTGAGAAATCAAAATCTACTCCAACCATATCTGTCTGTAAGGAAAATAGTTTGTTTCTAAGGGACTTTTAGCAATCCCCTCCCCTCTTATGCTTCCATCAAGATTCAAACAACGGACTTCCTCACCTGCTTCAACCTTTATCGGCTTGTCAAAGACTACCTTATATTTGAAATCATACAGAACACCATTGATAGAAACTTTCTTTTCCGCACTCACATCATCACAACGGCACTTACATACATCCTGCCAGCTTTCACCACCGGTACCGGGAATCGGCCGACCGAAACCATCCTTGTCCATCGGCTTAGTCACTTTAACCTGCAATATGTGTGGAGCGAATATCATCACCGGAAAGAAACTTTAGGTTTATTGGTGTTCAACTCATCTTTCAAACCATGCTTCTTACACAAGAAGGAATAATAATCCTTAATCCCCTGGATATTCCAAGACATAGAAAAACCGCTTTCTCCGATAGAGGTTGCTCGAAGCAAAAGAGAGGGGATGAACTTCGCTATTGCCACAGAGACACGATCGTAGCAATCCTCATTCATCTCATCCTCTCCGCTTATCTTCGAGGTAAGACACATATCCAAAAGGTCAGCCTCCGACACCTGAATGCCGAATGTCTGAAACTTCTGTTGTATGTAGTCGTTTACCGTCATCTTAATATGGTGTAATCAATCTACTATATGCAGTGTAACTATAATGCGTACAATACTTCGATTTATATACGTATCGGAACGGACATTTAGGAACAGCAACCAGCTTGCTTTGAATAGCCGGACTTTCAGCAATAACAAATACAGGTTGCGGTGCTGTTAACACCAAGTAATCCATTGGAACGATTTTAACCACCTCGTTCTGAGTCATCGGCAGACCAACATCAACCATCACGACATCTGATTTTGGCAAAATAGGTTCACTAATACTTGATGCCTGTACGCCCAATGAAACCAAGGACATCATCAAAAAGCCACACATGGCAAAAATAAAATTCTTCATTTCTTTACTGATTTATAAAATTAAACAATGGAAGGATAGAGATACTACCCTATCCCTTTTATTCGATACCTAATGCTTCTTTCAAAGCAGAAGTCTTTTCTTCATCCAGTTCCCCTACTTTAGAAAGAAGTGTTCCCTCTCTCATATTTGCAGTTACAGAGACACCGATAGACTTCAATGCTTCTACAACGTCTTTCTTTTCAAACTCCTGTTCGAAGAGAAAAATCCCCTTAGAGGCTTTCTTCTCTTCGATAACTTCGGCAAGTTTGCGTTCCGAAAGGTCTTTCACGCGGGTTTCGTCTTCAAAATCGAGGATTGTACCTGGATTGTACACTTCGCCAGTAAACTTGTCGCGGAAAATATCAATCACTTTAATCTTCATAGAATCCTCCTTATCCCTCCGGGACAGCGTTCATGGTTGATAAATCGAAATTCACAATCTTATTCGGAGAAGTAAATTCAGGAATCCACTCAGCGGTATACTCCATGTATCGACCTTCTTCGTCACGATAGTTACATACTGACATCTGACCTTCAGCGGTATTATAAGAACGTCCCGGAACCGGATCGGTCATAACATACGGCTTATGGTGGCGCATCTTCATCACCTTGTCTGTCTGCAACAGGGTAATACGGTTATCAGCATAAATCTGCACGTTCTCGCCCGCCTGATTCTCTACGTAATCCTCCTTAATCTCGATCGCTGGAAGTCCGATGCCTGTAAAAACACTGGAGGCCATCTGGTCAGTCACCAACCCTGCATTAACCATGAACTCACGCTCGCCAAGAATCATCTTGAACTTGTCACCGAACTCGGAAGCCCCTACGATGTTCTTCATAAATGTTCCCCGAGACATAATCATCTTAGAGAACACACCGTATTTGGCTTTCAGCTTTTGAATCTCCTGCTGTAAGTAAGAGATAAACATATTTTTTACCGCGGCTTCCGGAGTAAGAAAGTGGAACGGCAACTCAATGTCAAGCAGTTCAATGTTTTCTTTGTTATCCGCCATGTAAACGACAGACTTTCCAGTCATCATCAACTCCGGAACAACGATATCCATACGCTTGTGCGGAGCAAGCAGGATTTGACGATAATCATCAACGATAAAGTCAATAATTTCCTGCAAAATCGTACGCTGGTCAGCAGTGTTAGCAGCATTGAACTTGTCAATGATATCCTGCAACTGTGACAGGCGTTCAATATCCATTTGGTAACGGTCACCTAGATAAGCGATTTCAGTATAACCACTTCCGAGGTTACGTCTTTCTCTCAACGGCTTCTGGTCATTCTTGCCAAGAATAGAACCGGCAACAACACCTGTAACCGTCCCCATATACGTCTTGAAAACGCGCTGTTTGGTTTCCAAGAAATCACCGTATTGCTTCCAGTAGATTGTATCCAATCTCAATTGGAGCACACGATCAATCACCGCCTTGACGATGTTAGGATCTGTAAATAAAGTTTGTATGGTCAAATTCATATCTAAACTTTTAATGATTAATACTCAAACTGGAAACGGCTTGTCAATCCGACTTTATCCAGGTCATGGATCGGAAGGATCAGCTTACTTTCCTTCACTTCATAGGCCTGCATCAGGAGAGTACAAAGAACAACGCCATCGCTTTCAACTTTCTTCGCATCGTAGAGAACGAAGTTTGCTGTATTCTTCTTTGCTGTGCCTCCTACTGCGGTCGCTTCAAACAGAACGGCATCCTTTGCGATATTCTCCCCAAAAGCGGCTTCGATGGTCAGAACGTCATAGTTCTTATTGGCCTTGTCGATAGCGGTTACCTTCGCTCCTTTCTTGCCACTTCCAATAAACATGCCGACATAAGCCAGCGATTTCTTTGCAATTTTGATGGATAAAGCATCTGCTTCAGTGGTGTAGGCCTCTACAACTTTCACGTTGCGAACCGGAACCAGTGTGCGCTTTACCAAATCAGCCTGAACCGGAGTGAATACAGGTAAGAAAGAACCGACAAGCAAATTGGTAATGTCCAACTTCCAGGGGCCGCTCTTTCTAACGCCAGTTTCAACACGGTAAAACTCCTGCGGTTCGTACTGCGGAGTTACATCATAATGTGTACCTGCTGCCATAATTAATTTTTGTTTTGTTCAACAATCGTTTTTGTGCCCTCCGAAATCATACCGGCAATAGCTTCACTTTCGGTCTTGTCATCTCCTCCTATTTCAGGGCTTTTCACTTCTGCAAATCCCGCATTAACGAAAGTCTGCTTTGCGTCCTTCATAAAGACATCTAAGTCCGCATCATCTGTAACTTTCAACATGGGAACAAGTGTTTCGGGAATACCGTACTCCTTTGCCTTTGACAAAATCTGTTCTTGACGGGTAGCCTGTAACTTTTCTTGCTTTAAAGCCGAAAGTTCAGTCGAAAGATTCTTATTAGAATCAATCAACGTTTGCGCCCATACAGGAACATCTTCTTTCTTTTCTTCTGGGTTCGGATTGGGGTTCTCGATTGGTTTACCGTCCTTCAGATTGTGTTTCTTCTCGTAGTTGATTACTGCGGAAGAAACTGCACCATTAGCCCGGAAATCACCATAGGAATTTAACACGTCTTGAAAGCTTACTCCATCCACAATTGGCTGTACTTGGCTTTCATCCGTTACACCGGTCGCTTTCTTTTCTGCGATTCGGATCAAAGTAGCTTCATCAACCCCAGGGAATTTGGTTTTGAGTAATGCTAAAATCTTTTCTTTCATACCGTATGAATTTTCGTTTAAAATCTTTGGTATAAAAGTAGATAGCTTACTTATTGAAAGGAAATATTAAGGAAGGTAGTAAACCACAATCGGGCGATTGTGGGAAAGTAAATAAAAAAGACGCGAAACCGGGGAGGAATCGCGCCTCTTTTATTATTATCTGTTTTCTAAATAGAAATCAATACTCAGTTCAAAATCTTTTCTTAACTCTGTTAGAGTTCTTCCCTCATAGGTTATAAGGCTTTTCTTCATACCAAGAACTTTACCAAACAAGCAACCATCTTCTTTGCTATATTCGACAGTTCCTGAATAACCTTGGTACTTCAATTCTTCTCCAATTGGAAGATGTTCTTCTTCGTAATCAGCTACAAGATTTGATAAGATATCTAATTCAACTAATCTCCTATCAGTAGCAGGTGTTTCATTATTTGTCATAGGAAGGAGTTCTTCTATCCTTTGACAAATGGCTTTATATTCAGTGTCGTTTTTGATTTCAACCATCACATAGCAGGAGTTAACTCAACAGTCAAGCCCAATGCAGATGCAATACGATAAAATGTTGAAACTTTAGGCTCAGTAATTCCATTCTCTACACGGGATATATAGGATTTATTAGTACCTATCTTCTCAGCAAGCTCCGCTTGAGTCATTTTTGCTTTCTTCCTGGCTTCCTCAATAATCATCCCAGTGAAAAAAGCGTTAGCTCTCTCCTCGGCTGCAGCCCGCTCTGGTGTCCCTTCTTTGCCAAACTTCGCATCAAGCACAACATCATAATCCACTATTTTGTGATTGTTTGTCTCCATAATATTCCTCCTTTATTTTTAATGCTTTTTTTATTTCATTCGATGGTGTTTTTTGTGTTTTCTTCTGAAAACCATTGAACAAGACCACAATTTGTCCATCATCAAAGATGAAAAACACACGATAGATATTACTATTTGATTCTATTCGCAGTTCATAAAGTCCATCTCTAATGAACTTCACAAACTTGGTTGGCAGTCGATCTTGGGTTTTAAGCAAAAGTAGCGCATATTGTACTTTATCCTGCTCTTTTACAGATAACGTATCCATAAAAGCCTCAAAGTATCCACCGTATGTTCTTATCTTTCGTTTCATGTAGCAAAGATACACAAAGTATATCAGTTGAGCAACTTTTGCGTAATTAAAATAAGACTGATATGTAAAAAAAATAGCGGCTACCCCACCGGAGCAACCGCCAACTGTTCTATTTTTAAATAACGAAATTATAAACCCCGTATTTTTTCTGACTAAGAAGCGTTTTTATGTTCTGTTTTTAAGATTTCATTCTTACGAGCAGCTTGTTCTTCTTTTATTTCAGCAAGTTCTTCATCCAGCCGTTCTAAGTTACCTGCAAACATAACGCCATGCTTTTGAGACCAAACCTGTCCTTGAACAGCCTTTACAGCAACAGAGACTTTATCTTCCAAATTATCAATAATATAAGGCTGTATTTCAACATCAATATCAATTGTTTCGGAAGGTTTTTCGAAATTGGTATTAATCGAACCAAGCGCAGAAATTAAGAAATTAATACGCCTCTGTAAGAAAGGGCCTATTTCTTCTGCCGAATTTTCGACCGCCATGTGAGCGCCCATGAAAACATATCGAAAAGCTTCTCCAGATAAAGCATTGCCGGTTCCTTTCAGGTTTTCAAATGAGATACGCGGAGTATTGGTAAGTGCATACGCCTGATTGAAGTGATTTTCAAATTCGACTTTTACCGGATCACTTGCTTGATTCCAGGTCAAGTAGGCGGCATCCGCTCCCTCCCCTGTCAGTTGGACAACCCTGTTTCTAAATTCGCCAGACATTTTATCTACGTCTCCAAACAATTTTAGGATCGGGAAGAAGTGGTAATCGATACAATCCGCATAACTGGAAAGAAGTTTCTCCAATCGGACACGGATAGTCTTTATCTTCTCACAGTATGCTTCAGGACGATAACAATAGAGAACCGGTAGTTTCTTGAATCCATGTTTAAAGGCAGCAACCAATTGCCAGCCTTTGTCTAATTCCCATTGATAAACCATATCTTTCGTTACAGTCATAAAGCAAGTGATTTCGTGATCGTCCAGGTCTTTCTTCTTATACTCACGGGAGAAAGCTACCATATCCCCTGAATCATCAAAGAAGGGATAGAGCTTATCCCCTCGGAACGGAGACCACAGAACACTACGTAATTTATACTGAGGCATAGACTTGCCAAACAGATTAGCTACTTTCGCTTTCAGCTTAGCCCAAAAGCCATCATCTTTTGTCACATACCAATATTCGGCACACTCCTGTTCTGAAAGCCAGGCACGAACAATCTTCCGGTTCTGATACTTGATTTTATTCTTCTTCAAAACCTGTTTCAGGGCTTCGAAGATACCTTTCTCCGATTCAGCAGGGGTACAATCCATCTTTGGTTCTGTACCAACGGTGAAAGCAGTCTGAATATTCACGATATCCTGTTCCAAGGGAAGAGCAATACGGTTAGGATCGACCTTCTTAGTCTTTTTCGGGATAGTTACCTTTTTTCCGGCCTTTTCGTCATACTCTTCCTTCTCCTGCTCAATTGTGATTTCGATCTGGGGATATTTCTCTTTATCGAAAATTTCATGCTTATTCGGATCCCAATCAGCATATAGTTTTCCCCGATCCGGAAGCTGAGTTTTCCGGCCTTTCTTAAGATAGTAGATTTTACGTTCTACATCTTCGAGTGATAATATTTCTTCTAATGTTTTCATACGCTTATTTTTAATGTGCAAATACTCCAGAATTATCTTTGGGTTTCAAAATCTTGCCTAGAAGCATACCCAATACATAATAACGAGCCGCATCTATCAGGTGATTGTCTTTGTCAACAGGAGTATTGATATAGTTATCGTCTTTATCTTTATCCCAGACATAGTTTCTAAGTTCGTTTATGAGATTGTATGAGCGCTCAGTAACGAATAATTCCATATCCTTCATCTTATCGATACCTGCATTGATAGAACCCGGATACTTATCTACTGGGTAGATGTTCACACCACCGTTCTTTATCTCCTGGATCAAACGAGGATCGGCAGAGTCCGCCATAACCTTCAATCCCCACGGCTTAAGAATTTTGGTTATACCGGAAGACAACATTCCTGTCTGATAACATAGTTCATCCAAGTATAAAGCATTGTCCACGATACCACACCGAACAGATGCTGAAGGATCGTTTGTATATCCAAAGTCTTGACCAATACCAACCTTTTTGCACCATTGCGGAAACTCTTTCACAATACCCCATTTCTTGAACACTGCTCCTTCCGCAACATCAGCCCACCGGCCGATAACCACATGAGCATACTTTTCGGGATTACTCTCCTTCATATCCTCTACCTCCTTTAGAAACTCCGGGGAAAGATTATCCAGGTTATCCAGGTAGGTTGTATGAATGTGAAGCACATTCGGATGTGTGGAGACCTGAACCTGCACGCCATCAATCTCTACCAGCCTGTGAGTGTTCTCAATGTACTTCTTATAAATAAAGTGATTGGAATCACAAGGGTTCATTATGATGATAATCCGGTTCTGAATACCCTTCTTACGAATGGAGAGCATTATCTTGTCGAATTCTTCTTCGTTTGTCCACTCTTCCGCTTCGTCGCAGACGAAAGTAGTGATACCCTGGATAGATTTCAGTTTCGCTGTTTGGTTTCCTGAGGAAGTTTTGATGCCTCGGAACATGATACGGCTCTTAGTCATTTTGTTGACTATATCCGTCTTAGTAGTCTTGAAATACTTGGTTGTTCCGTCTAACTCTATTTTCTCCATCATTTCCGGAATAATAGACATACCGGCAGAAACCATCGTATATCGAGTATAGAGTATCTGATGAACAATCTTCTCGGCTTCCGTCATTTCAAAGGTCAGCCGTTCGATGAAAGTGGAAGCATTGAAACTTTTTCCGCTACCTCTTCCTCCGGTGATAAGGATTATAAATTTGTCCGTATCAGTGTATAGGGGGTGATATGTCGCCTGGGGTTCTATCATTTCAGTTTGTCTTTAATCCAGGAATCAATACTGATACCATGGTTTATGTCGGTAGGAATGTCAGTTTCTTCATCCTGCTTGCGTTCAACCTTTCTCCAGTCTTCATCGTAATGATAGAGCCAAACCGACTGTGCTTGCAAACTGGGAGCCAGTTCGCCTTCTACTGTTTGAACTTCTTCTTCACCTGTTAGATTCCCGTCCTTATCCTTTATCTTTCGTATAGTGGTACTTTTTGTCTTAACACCCCCTAAGGCCATAGCAAGGAACTTTGCCCGGACTGTTGCCGTTATGGTCGCCCGCCCGCGCGTTAATACTTCGCTTAATTCAGAGTACTGACTCTTCTTCTCGCAAAATGTCTGAGGGGCTAACCCAACAGCAAAAGCTATTTCCTTGTCTGTGAACCCCTTTTTTGCATACGATTCTACGAGAGAAAGAAAATCCTCGCTTATATAATCAAACTTAGGCTTTCTTCCTCCACGACTATTTGTATTTTGAGATTCACTATTACTCATATCACACCTCCACTATTTCAAATTCACCTACATACATCTTACCTATCCAATCGGCTTTCTGTTTTTCGGTGGCTGATTCATAAATGCGCCCACGCTTTGATAAATGTCTCTTCAAGAAACGCTCACGGCTTTTGTATTCTCCATATGATTTGTCAGTAGATAAACCTTTAGCTTTGCAAAAAAATAATCCTGTTTCTTTATACCTGAATTTTACAGCCATATCAATCTATCCTCTCTATCTGATCGGAAAATACTTCTCCTTTTACAAACTTCATATCCGGATCATACCCAAATCTTGCCATAAAAGCAGCTTTCGCCTCAAAGGTATCAAAGGACAGCATCACGTAAGCATCCATGTTCTCGGCTTGCTTCTGTGCATTCTCCTTTACCTGTTGCTTGACTCCTTTCATGTGAGCTACCTTTGTGGCACGTTCTAACTGCTTGGCGGCTTTATCGGCTGCATCCTGTTCGGTGACAGGTGCCATCATATCAGACAAAGCGTCTGCAATAGAGCTTTCCTCTTTTGTCTGCAAAAGATAGTCAACGCCAATCATGTTTAGGTCGGCATCAGTCAGTCCAGCGTCTTTCCAATCAATATCAGGAACAATCTGAGCAAGGGTATCGAAATCCCAAGAACCTTGCGCATTCGGGTTATTCATCAAAATATTAAGTTCCTTCTCCTGTTTTTCGTCTACGTCAATCACATCCACACGAATACAGTAGTCGTTATCGGGGAACTTCTGCAAATCATCCATAACAGACAGACGCTGGTGCCCGCTGACCACAGTCAAACCGGTACGTCTATTCACGACAATACCACCAACCAAACCAAATTTCTTAATTCCACGCTTCAAAGTCTTACGAGATTCGTCCGACAACTTGCGAGGGTTATAGTCTGCGAAGCGAATAGCCGAACGGCTTAGTTCAATTGATTCACTCTTTATGTATTTGCTTAATTCCATTGTCATATTCAAATAAAATTCTTTCACTCATAGGAAATGCTTTGATAATCTTTTTCAAATCTCCTGGAAAATTCTCACGAAGCCACAAAAAGCAGTCAAGATTGAACCCGATACCGCCCGAAGCCTTACTTGAATACCGGATCGGCTCGGGAAGTCCTTTTTGCCTCATGTAGGTTAGAACCTCTTTCTGTGTCCAGTCGGCCAAAGGATAAACTTTACCTGCATTCTCATAATCAGGATAAGTATTCAGCATCAGCCTACGGTTCATACTGTCAGCTTTCTTCATCCCATAAAACACGTAATCAATGCCAAACTTTAAACGCATAGCATTATCTACGTCAGCCAGCTTCAACAGCTTTATCTTTGGATTAGGGACACAGTACATGCCTGATCGAAGAATATAGGTCAAATTCCAGTGTGGAATCTGTATAAACTCTACTTTTGGATATCTGGCCTTAACCCAGTTCACCCAGCGTTCGATATGTTCTAATCCTGGGACAAAGTACATGAAAACACATACTACCATTTCAAACCTTGGATAAAGAAGATCCAGTAATACAAGACTGTCCTTACCTAAAGAACAAAAAACGATAGCCTCATTAGATTTTACTCTAACGAAGTCTATCGTCCTATATGTTCTCTCAAGCAAGGTCATCCTGAACTCATGCCTAAACCTGCACGCACATTTCTGTACTGTTGGTTTCTTGTAATGAATCTACCACCTTGAGAAACTCTGTTTGTTCCTGGTACCGTCAAACCTCTACGGCCGCCTCTGTAATTAGAGGTCGCAAAACCTGTTCTGTTAGTTCTTCTACCGACTCAGCAAAAATATTAATGGTTAAACATTGGATTTATCTAATACCTTACCCAGATCATAAACGATCTGAGCCATTACGTATTCAACGCCATCGACTTCATAAGGAATATCGTTGCCATCTTCGTCTGTCAAGATTTCTACTTTTGCGCCTTTTACTTCTACGATCGCAAATGGACGTGTGCCTTTATACTCACCTGTGAGAAATTTAATCGCATCGTATTCAACCGGCACAACTTCGGGTTCTTGATCTTCTGGCACTTCTTCAAAATGCTTGTACTCTTTGTCACCAACTTTATACCGGACATATTTTTGAGAAGTGTTAGGCCGGATCTCTCTAAACTCTTGTGTTTTATTGCCGGCTAAAATTTCATCAAAAAACTTCTGTTTAATCGAAAGCGTTAAAACGTTCATAATCGTGTCTATTTTATTAATAAATAATCAGTTGCGGGGGCGTGGATCGAACACGCGACCTCTACCAAGTCAAAGTAGCAAGCTTACCAACTGCTCTACCCCGCGATAGCACCACTAAGGTACTACCATGACCAAAGATACAGAAATATCCTGTGTATTGATTAACCACAACCGGCTAATTGTGGGTTATTTGTTTTTAAACCAGGCATCACGTTTCTTTCTACACGCCTCTAAGGTAGGCGCACCCGGATCGTGAAAAACGGGCGCACATTATAATCTAAGCAATCTGTTTCAAATCTAACAATGTCAATAATTTAAAAAACTTATCTTCATAATAAAGAGGCTGTGTGCTCTTTGGATTATTGGGGTTCACTTGATTCTCTCCAAAATTCAACCCCTCACCTGTTATAGACTTAAATTTCTTCACAACGCCTTTACTAGATGGACGTGTTAGTTCAACCATGTAGCCTTTCTCTATCATTTTCTGATTAAACGCTTGTGCACTGATAGAAAGTCCGTTTTCTTTCAGAAGATCACCAGCAGATTTTAATATACCTTTTGATTGGGTATAATCCGGGGTTGGTAATCCAAGAGGGTCGCCAACCTGCTTAATCATAGATAGAATTGAAGAATCATTCAGGTTTAGTAGGTCTTTAACCCCTTTTACCCATTCGAGTGACGCGCGAACCTTTGTAGGCGTAGGTGATTTCAACTGCTTTGCATGTTCAGCAGCTTTATGAAATACCTTACGATAGACCTCAAAGACATCACGAACTTTACGAGCGATGAAGAACTCAAGACATGAAACTGTCAGAAAATAATCAATTCGTATTGAACCGCCTTTTTCTCGCTCCGCTTTTTCACGGAGTGAAGTAAAATCCACATCTTCAATGAATGTCTCTCTCAAAGCCTTTACTGCATAATCTTTTCTTTCATACACCAGCGGCCATACTTCATCCAAATTTACCGGAAATTCTTCACTTGCTTTCGCCAATTTTAAAATAGCGTTGAAATAACTTTTAATTTCTTCGCTTGAACTAGTTTTTGATAATTGCTTCATATTGTTAATTTTTAAAGTGAATTTCTTTTGTAAAGGCCGCTCTAAAGTAGTGCGAGCGACCTTTGATAATCATACGCTATGCTGCTAATAAATCTTTAATCAGAATATTAGTCATATTACCCTCTATGAAAGTCGTGTATTTCACGATTGAACGAATATCTTTGATTTCAATCCGATGAAGTCTATTGTTTTCATCTATTACGGCAACAACCTCTTGCCCGATGAAGTCAAGCCAACCTATAATACCGTTCACGCTTACAATATCGTCTATGCCGACATAATCCGATTGGATGGGTTCAAATGTTCTACCTATAAATCTCATGGCTTACAGTATTATATCGTACAAGAAAGTCTCAATTCTAAACTTCAAAGGCAAATTAGCCTTATACCCTATTAGGTTGGTGACAGTTACAAAGCCGCCACAAGTACCGAAAGAACCCGTATATACTTCGCCGTTGTTCTCAACAGAGAAAGTGCTATTGCAGTAGTTGATTGATAGTAGTTTCATAATCATGCAATCTTTACAAGGTTGAACTTCTTGAATGATCTGAATGCTTCTTTCTCGCAATCCCAGTAAGTAAAAAGATCATCGTTTTTTCTACGCGTATCACTACCTTTGATCTTATCAGCGATAACTTCGTCTTTCATAGTACCGAAAGCCTGACGGATTTCGCCGTTTACCTTCTGATAGAAGAACTGAACTGTTCTTTTCTTCATTTCTTTAGCCAGCTTGTAAACCTGCCAAGCTCTTTTGAGGCAGTCAGAGAAACTTTCACCTGTTACTTTGAAGAAACGCCAGGCGTTACTCATTACCTCTCTCATGTTGCTTTTAAATGTTGTGCTCATAATCGTTGTATGTTTAGTTGTTTATGTGTGTAATCGCTAAGCTATGCAAGTCCAATAATCAACTATGTACTGGATAGCTTCGTCTTTATAGTCTACGTTGTAGAGTTTACAGGCTTCTACTTCTGTCATAGCGGCTAAAGCTGCCAGTTCATTGTTCATATTATCTTCGTTTGTCATAACCTTTATGTTTTGTTTTACACTACAAACATAACATACAAGTTCTGTATAAACAAACAAAACAAAACTTTTAACTATTATTTAACACACTAAACAAAACACTTATATTATGTTTGCATCAGAAATAAACATAACATATATATTATGGAATTAAGAGTAAAAGAGATTTGTAAAGAAAAAGGCATCCTATTTAAGGACTTGGCAGAAAAATTAGGTGTTACAGATGTCGGATTGAGAAAACAGGTTCAAGGCAATCCAACTATCGGGACGCTTGAAAAAATTGCAGAAGCTTTAAATGTTGAATTTACCGAACTATTCGCAAAGCAAGAACCGGCCGATCCCAACACGATCACCTGCCCGAAATGTCACACTAAGTTTAAAATGGAGGGATAAAAATATGAAAGTTATATGTCCTAAATGTGGAAAAAATCTACTAAGACATTCTATGCTTTCGTGGCATATAAAAAGAGCTCATGACGAAGTTAGTCCAGAAGAAGCATTAGAATTAGCTTATAATGCAAAAGTTGTAGATGTTAAAAGAAAATCTAAACGCACGATAGCTTCTATCAATAAGCAAAAAGGGATTGACTTATTAGGAAAGCCTTCTCATTACAAAAAAGAAAAGGCACATTCTATTTATTGGGGAGCAGTAATAAAAACGCCAAACGGTTCTAAATAACCTGATAAACCCACCAAACGCCCCATATGTCGCCAAACAGACGTGGAGCGTCTTAATAGTACATTATAATAAAAAATATGATTAAAGAGTTTGCATTTTCATATTCAGAGTTGATTGTTGGCATTTTGACCTTCATTTCGGTACTTTTTGGATATATAATAAAATCACAACATGATAAGATATTATCAATAAAGAATCAAATATCTGATAAAAAGTACCATGTATACAATGAGATATTTTCCATCTTCTTTGATATAATGAGAGAAGACAAAGGCTATACAAAGAAAACTAAGCCAAATGATCTACCAGATAGAATCATAAATGTAAAAAAAGATTTACTCATTTATGGTACTGATGAAATTATAAAGAAATTCACCGAATGGAATATTAATTGTAGTAATCCAAACCAAATACACAATTTCCAGAATTACCTATCACTATTTATTCTTATAAGGAAAGACATGGGCTACAAAGACAGCAAATTAACAAATAAGGATATTTTAAGAATAATAATGGGCAATGATGATGAATACAAAAAATTCTTAGAATTGATGAAAGAACAAATTACTTAAGCCGGATTCCTCCGGCTTTTCTTTGACACATATACGGTCTTATACATCAACGACTTATACCATTTACCGACACTGTCCACTAAAAAAGCGACACAACAAACAACACAGAATAGACATAGATAATACTTTAAAATATAGACCATTACGAAATCAAGTACCACAAGACAAACACGGCAAGCGACACAAATAATAATAAATATAATATATAAAGAAAGAAGTATATATCAAGAAAGAAAAAGAGTTCTTTCTTGCGTGTACAAATTTTCAAAGGATCTGCTTGGTTGAATCATACAAAATAAGTACTTTTGGGAACTTGTTAAACTTATTACTATCATGAGAATATTATTATCACTTTTAATCTTTGTTTTTACACTTGTCTTTTCCACACATGCAGATGTCTCCATCCCACTAGATATTGAATGCTGTATTTCGATCAATGAGAAACTTGATGAACAGACTGACATTCTTAAACTGCAATATGAATTAAATGCAAAAGACAAACAGGTTATAAATAAAATTTATGAGATAGTTACAGATACTCCAAGCGCTGATATGACATATAAAGATTGGTTTAATATAATAGGCACATTATTTGGATCACTTTTAGGAGCTGTAGTCGCTATATTAGTCTTTAAGAGAGGAATAAAACATGAAAAAGAAAAAGAAGAAGAGAAAAAAAGATCATTACTTAAAGTCATCGCTCTTTCTTTAGATAATATTGAGAAAAAATGTAAAACAAAGGTTCAATATATTGAAGAGTATAATGATTCTGTTCATAAAAAACCATGGGAACATAGTATTTTAAAAATCAATACTATAGACGAGGCCATTAGGATTAAGAGTTTAAATGTTGATTATGTTTTTGACGCTTTCTACGAGTTTAAAATTGATGAAAAGTATTACATCAAATTACATCCTCATTTGGATTATATATATGATCTATTCAAAAGTTTGGACAATGATTACTCAAACCATTCACATCAATATATAACCACGCCATCAAATGAAATACTAAAAATAAATGAACAAATACAAAATGAAAGCGTATTTTTAGCAACAGATCTAGACAAGAATCCATCATTAGTGATATTGGCTATACCCATTTGGAAAATTATAAAGTCCTACAACGAAAAAATCAAGAAAAACAAAACTAATATTGATTTCATAATAAAAAACTCTATTGACCCCCTGCTTCATTTATATATAAATGAAGAATATTTAAATATACCAACCTGTCGACAACTTTTACCTCCTTTAAAGCACTCAAAGGCTCTATACGATAGTATTTGCGAATACAATATCCTTTTTGCATCTCAAGTGCTATCCAAAAAAGAAAGTATCATAAATTGCGCCAACATATTCAATGACATAAAAATACAGATCAACAAACAAACAGGAAATCAAGTTACATTTAACGAGAATAAAACTAAAAAGGAGGAACTTTCTGATGGAACAATTACAAAAGGCTCTATAAAGCCAGTGGATTAAACCGGCTTTATCCTTTTAATAATCTCCCCGTACATCCACTCTATATCCCTTCTGAAATATTTATCATTTTGATGAAGGAATACAATTGTCTCTATGTTGTGAGAAATGAATGTTATATCCTTCAAGTCGATAGCCTCTGCAATCTTATCCCGCAATCCATTTGGCATCCGCCCACCGGCCAACACACTAGGGGCAAATAGAAAGAGAACTATAAAAATGAACTTCTTTCTTTGATGAGCACCCTCTACCCGTCCGGGGCACGCCTGATCGGATAAAAGCTCCCTAAACCATCCATACAACACGCTGATCTGGTTAAGGTCAGTTAGAATCGGAGTTGTCAACTCTGCTTCTCTCTCTGATAGTTTTGATTTCTGTTCTCTGATAGACTTTATTTCTGCAATTTCACTAAACATAGCACGATTAATTTAAAAGTAAGTAGTATATTTGTACTATAATCGTGTGGAGGGGTGACGGTCTGGTAGTGCGGGCGTTGCCTCTCGTGTTTTTAGAATGATAGGTCTTCTTTGGGTGGCTCAGGTTGTGCCGATTGACTGGTAGCATTCTGGCGTTGATTATCCTCTCGTTTACTGCCGAAAGAGAAGAACTCAACCTTATCCGCATGAATTTCGATAACATACCGCTTTTCTCCCTGTTTGGTTTCATACTGCCAGTACCGAATTTACCTTCAATGTAAAGGTACCAGGGGTTTTCATCACACCAATCAAAATACTCATATGCTACAGACCATAAGAGCTCAGGAGAAGAGAAAAGGGTATCTCTTCCATGTTTACTCCTCAATTTCCAAAACTGATTATTCTTCGATGCAGCCATATCTAAAATTCTTATAAAGACAAATATAAGAATAATTTATCATATTGTATATTTAATATCCGACATGATACATAAATCAAAAAACAATCTAGCATTTATTAGATAATATAAATTACTTCGTATCTTTGTAATAGATAACCATAGAACATTAAATTCAATGAATAAAACTTTACTTATCATTGGCAATGGATTTGATTTAAATCTAGGTCTAAAAACAGGGTACTGCGACTTTATAAAAAGCGACTACTTCAAAAAGGAAGTTAATAATAACAATCAATTATGTAAATATCTACTTAATCAGCAAGAACTATATAATTGGATTGATATCGAAAATGAATTAAAAAAATATTCTACAGAAACAGATTCTCAACCCAAGCAAGTAAAACAAGATTTCAAAAACCTTAGTGCTTCTTTAATTGATTATCTTTCAAGTTTACCATATGATAAAATCAATAAAGAATCAATCGCATACCAAATTATTAATGACCTATGTAAAATGGATATTGTAATTATAGATTTCAACTATACTCCTACAACAAAGATTTTATATCCAGAAAAGAAGATAATAAAAGTTCATGGTTCCATAGAAAATAAAGATATTATATTTGGAGTAGAAGATATGGCTGACATAAAAAAAGAACATATTTTCTTAAAAAAATCCTATAATATAAATTTTACGCCAATAGATATTTCTAATTATTTAGAAATATCAGACAGTATAATATTTTTTGGACATTCTTTAGGAGAAACAGATCATACTTACTTTAAAGATTTCTTTTTTTTCCCAGGCAAATCCTACAATACTCCACTGAAAGAGGTATATATATCCTATCATGGTAACGATAGCTACGATAATATAATGATGCAAATAGATACTATGTCCAATCAAAATTTATATGAATTCAAGAAAAGCTATAATGTAAGATTCATTAATACAGTAAATGAAAAATATGACCATTTATAAAACCAACAGTAGCACCCTACAATCAATGCTTTTCAACAGTAACGCCCGACACCACATTCTTCAAGGCTTTTCCGGATCAGACGTTTGTTCTTGTCGCCATGGATACGATAGTTATTTGGATCAATCTTTATATTACTCATACATACAGATTTATATAAAGACAAATATAATAAAATATCATATAGGATACGTATTATACATTATGATATTTACAAAGCACAACTGTTAAGTTTATGGTTCCTTAAATATCATTACATCAAATAAATTTATACCTTTGGAAATTCATACAATAATATCATATGGCTATTATAACTCTCGAAGAACTTATAGAAGAAGGTAAAGAAATAAGAAATGGCATTTCTTACATCAATACATCACCTAATGTAATACGATTATTTAGTGCTTACAAACTACAAAGCACAACACAATATGAAACTTGGAAAAATAAGACTATAAGGTTTTTATCCTTCAAATTTGCAGGAGACAGATGTATTAATGATTTTGAAAAAGCAGCAGAAGCTTTCATTAAATCTTATAATTCACCTAGTTCATTTGATAAATTACTAGGAATACTGGAATCATGTCTTGTTATCCCAGAACTCCCAAAAGTTAAAAATGAGAATAATAAGACGGACAATTCTATACATGTCAATGTTAATCAATCTCAGAATCAATCTCAAGAACAGTCTTTAGCTATTGACATTTTCATTGAGGCAATAAAAGATGAGTTAACAGGCAAACAACAAAAAGAAATTAAAGCAATCATAGAAAATGAATCAGATCCTGTACAAGCTAAAAATAGACTTATAGATAAGATTAAAAGTTTTGGTTCTGATGTTGCTTCAAATGTTATTGCCAATATTATAACAAACCCTGCTATATGGGGTAATTTTTAAACGACCTATTTATAAATTATATACAAATAAAAAATGAACGAATCAATTACAAAACAGGCTTTACCGTCAGAAGAATACATAAAATTGTTGGGAATTGCTCTATGTGTTTTCAATTCAAATAATGCTTTTGTCATTGAAAATATTCTAAATAATAAAGGAAAACATCAATATGATTGGTATAATTTAATTGATACAACATCAGGATCTAAAAAGATGGAAACTGCAATCAAAAATACTATTACAGAAAATTCAGATGATAAAATAGCTAATTTATTTGAAGAACTATGTGATAAGAGAAATCGAATTATTCACAGTTTTCAAATAACATCAAACGGAGAGCAAATATTAGCTACAAAGGAAAAAGAAACAAATAAGCAATTTATTATTACAGAGGACTACCTTAAAGATTTTATTAAAGAGAATGAAAACCTATCAACAACACTCTATAAATTTAGAAGATATTGATATTTGGCACTAAACTCAATACCACAGGAACCGAATCCGGGATTAAATAGTCTCCCCCATTTTTTGATATTCTTCCCAGGTTAATAATTCAGATGACTCTGTTAATCCTAGGGATTTAATACTTTTTATATACTTTTTTTTCTCATCTTTTCCTGAATAATAAACGATGATCCACTTACATCCATCGGAAACAAGATCTTTTATCTTCTCAAAGTATGGCATATCTATTTCGTTTAATGAATGTCCCAACACTATAACATGTTGTACATTGCTTAAAGAATTAAAAAAAATCATATTATTTTCGATAGTTGATTGAACAGGCTTTCTTAATACATCATATAGATATAGTGAGGCTTTTTCAGCATCACTCCAAGGAACTCGATTACTATCGCCATTTTCATCAAATTCAACAATTTCTTTGAGGCTACCTCCGTGCCCAAAAATAAGATCAGAACTATTACTATTTATATCCCCATGTATATGTAAAATCTTTTCTGAAGGGATATTATATAGTTCTTCGAGGGTTAGAGTATAATTAAACGAAACAAATTTAGCATTATTGTCAAATTTTAAATTTTTCCTCAATACCTTTGTTATTGAAAGAGTCTTAAGCCATTCAAGAAAAGAATCACAGATTTCCTTATGCTCATACTCTATTTTCCCAGTGATTTCATCATACATACCAAACCAATCACTCCATTTAGGTTCTTTTTGATCAAACCATTCTTTTTCACTCATAACACTGATATCATGGAAAAACAAGTCACTTTCAAAAGTTCTTAAATCATTTTCAAAATCAGACCACAAATAATCTAGATCTTCTGACAGTTGAAAATAAGTATCAAAAAAAGATTCAAGCTTAGGGTTATTTTCTTTTACATATTTATGAAAATCCTGATATTTAGAATTTATAGAATGATGTAGATCAAATCCATTTCCAATAAGATACAATATACTATCTTTAAAAGTATGCAGATTTGATGAGTCCTTTTTGTTATACATAAATGCCTTTATTTCTTGTTAAATTTTAAATATAAAAATTCTAATGCAATTCTACAAATTTAATATTTAATTCTCTTTTCACAAAATCTGATCACTATACCAATAAATCGACTAAGTGTTCTTTTATAATATGGTACTAACTGAAATCCATTCAGTACCATTCTCGAACTGTTACAAACTAAAATGATTTATCCAAAAACAGTATTTGAATTGCTTTTTTTATTAAAATAATTAGGGTTCTAATTTTTAATTTCTGATATTTGCGAAATAAAATTGCATTACAGTAGCTGTAAGTATAATATCTTGTTCATTGGGATTTGGAATGCCCACTTACTTTGAGTTGTTTGCTCTAGGGGCAACACTATTTTCATTTAAAGATAACCAAAATAATAATGTTCAAAAAAAAGGAAGAAGCATGAAAAAGAAAAATGAAATTTGGAATGCGGTAGGGGTTGTGATTCTGGGCGAGGCAGGATTTTCCGACCAACAAGTAAAAACTTACAATGAAATAATGAGTAATCACAACTCTTCAAGATGGGTTCGAGTCCCACGCCGCCCTCTCAATTTAAAGGAAAAGCCGCTGACAGTATTCTGTAGTGGCTTTTTCTGTTAAATATGAATTAAAAATTGTCCTCTTGGATAACGCCGGTTTGCAATGCCATCAGCTTTTGATCTACCAAATGGCCCACATCCCAAACGTTCACAGGTTGAATCTGCAAATTATCCGCGATTTGCCTAGCAACTTCCTCCGTGACGGGATTGATTGCATAGATTGCACTGGCTGAAAGGAAGCGGGTAAAACCGGACTGTTTACTAGTCGTTGGCACATCTACTCGGAGGAAATTATTTCCTGCAATGTTTTGTTCACTACATTTGCCTGCTATCCGGTTATGTCCGAATAATTCGACAATACACCATAAATTAAAATTCTCATTTGTTTCCATGATTCGTTATTATTTAATTTTCTTATATTTGCCAAACCGAACCGTTAGCTCAGCTGGTTTAGAGCGCTGCCTTGACAGGGCAGAGGTCGCCGGTTCGAATCCGGCACGGTTCACTTTTTAAATATTATATAAGTCACCAACATTATATACTACATGAAGTATTTTTGTAAAGAAGATAATTCAACCAAAGGATTAGAACATTACTCTGCTGACATTCAAAAAATTAAACGAGAACACAACGCTGATCGGAACTCAAAACAGTCACAAAAGTTCTCTTATATTAACATAGCTATTGCAATAGTAACACTTATTGTTTCCGTGATAGCATTAATCCTTCAATAAATACATTTATGTTCTTTTTAATGTCGACTCAATACTTAATTTTCAATTTTTCCGCGTTTGTTCGCCTTGCAAATAAGGTGAGCAAAAGTTCAATTCTCTTCTAATTCCGGTATCGGCATCCAATGCGTTACTACTCCAAAAACCTTATAGGCATTTTCTCCGTAAATTACAAACCCGATATTATTGTCGCAATAATAAGCTGTAGATTTGCTTCCATATTGGCTCCTTACCAAGACGATATTTTGATCACATGGTAACCCTTCCTTAACGCTTATCCAGGGAGACTGTTTGGTACCATCTATAAAACCCTTCGCATATACCTGTCGAAGATACACTTCGATTACGGCTGGTTGGTTTATTCGGTTAGCCAATTGGCTTGCTATATCTTTTAGTTTCATCTTTTTTATCTCCTAATTGCCTGATTTCTTCTTTTAAAGCATCCATGTTATCTTCAATGTACGCCTGGACTTCCGCATTACATTTCTCATTGTTGTATAGCCACATCAAGTATGTAGCCGGAACATTTGCCATTTTCTCACCCTTATATTTTCCCCAAGGCATAAGGGAGTTATCTTCAAGTCTCATATTTATTTCTATTGCTAGTATATACAATTTTAAACCGTCTTCTCTATCGAATGTGCAAATCAAATGAGTTTTGTTATTCAATCTTTTTTGAATATAGCTGTCAATATTTCTACCAAAAACAGGAACATATTTCATAACAACTTAATATTTACGCCGTCAACCTTCGACGGATCAGGTTCATATTCTTTTTCACAAGTTCAAGTATCTGATTATGATACTTTGTATTATTATTTCCATGCCCATAACATTGATTGACCGTCATAGTCGTTAAATTTATTTCGATTGTCTCAATGTGTTTATCTCCAATTCGAGCGGAAAGAACAAGGGAATTAGTCTTTTTATAATACTCATTTGTAAATACACAGTGATTCAAAGCATCCCCTTCTTCTTTAAACTCTTCAACACTACGTAGTACACGTACCACTACAACCCCATCATTGAATTGAACATCAAAGAATTTACCTTTCTGTTCTTGATATTTGAGATTGTCTTCCTTCATCTTTTCAAAAAGTCGTTTCCGTCGTTGTTCTGCATAAATAGCTTTTTCACGATCAAAGGCAGCACGTTCTTTAGCCAATTCGCGATTCCGCTTATTCATATACTCATCATGAGCATTTCTTAAATTAACAGGACAGACATAGTGAGCATTGCGTAAATCCTTTTTGTAGTAACTGAGTAACATCAAATAATCAAGCCACATTTTTGCATCTTTCACCGAATAATGGTTACGCATACATATCTTGATCGATGGCCAGTATCTTTTTATTTCATCATCATATCCTGCACACATTCTACAGAGCAAATCAAACTGACAGGCTTTAAGTAATGTTTCAGCTTGGTTATTTGTACTGATTAGATGAAAGAAGTTAAAAGGATAATAGCCGTACATCTTTCCTTTGAATCCATATTTTCTCCAAACAGAAAGATATTTTCGAACAGGATAACATGCATCGCATCCAACATTGTAGGCATGTTTATCTCTTCCCCTTAATTCCATCTCACTTTCAAAACACCACGCATCACTATAATATTGATGGGTATTAGTAAGTTTTGCAAATGTTTCAAATCTACCATCAGGCAGGAGCCATCGCTGAACAACTTCCGCAATTTTATATTGTGCCTCACAGCCAAATTTGAATTCCTTCTTAATCATAAAATAACGGAATACTTGAAATCCCTGGCATGTTGTTATAATAGAGAAATACTCTGCTTGAAAATCATTCTTTCTCGTACTTGTTTCGATCTTCAACTTACTTCCACAATTGGGACAAAGATCAATTTCTCCATCTTCAAATTTCATTGTATCAGGAAAAACTTCACTACAATGAGTACAAGTAATAATACCTTTTTTCAATCGAAGACCAATACGATCAACGACATTTTCAATAGCCCATTGACGATGTTTCTCAGTAAATTTCGGTAATTGTGCGCTCAGTTTAACTACCAGCTTTTGTAATTTTGTTTTTGGCTTCATGGCTTAATCAAATAAAGATAATTGTAATTTGCTTTCTTCTCTCTTACCTCTCCCCCGCTTAACAGTGGAAAAAACAGGCCGTTCATATTGTATCGACAACTGTTCCACAGTTTGAACCTCAGGAACCTGTTTGCTACTTACAACCCGGCTTTTAACTGAATTACCTATTCTAGCATTCACTTTGATATTTTCCTCTTCGTAATAGTGTATAGCTAAGCCGAACACTTCATTATCAGTCATTACCACCTCATTACCGCGCTTCCGCGCTTCACCTAAAATATACCGGCAACATTCATCAATGTTCTTCTTTGGATTAGTAAACTTCGGAGCAAATAGTGTGTCCTCTGCTGCCCGCTGTTTCAAATAATCAGCGATTACTTCATTAAAGTTTTTTGTTCTCATAGGATATTATTTTTAGTTTAGTTATCTTCTACTCTCTCCGTTCAACTCAATCAGGTTGAACATTTCACCACGTCGATCACGGATATAATCACCGTATTTACGTTCTACATCATTCGGATAAAGGTTTGTTGTAACATAGGTTTTTAATCCGTACTGTTGCCAATAGCTGTACCGAATGTGAAATATATGCTGCATCACGTTCAACTCATTCCCGAAATATTTTGCCGGGATAGGTTCACGGCCGAACTCGTCGAAACACATATCAACCGGGCCCAATGAAGACCATCCGGCATTATCCAGATACCGGCTCAAATCTCCGTGCATTGCATATTCTGTCGTAATCCGGCTACACACATACACCCGGAACCCCCTTTGTAAAGTTTGCATAAACCTGCTGAAAATATACATCAGCGTAGATTTACCGGTACCGACCGGACCGGCTAACCACAAACCTTTTTGGATATCGAGCGATCCCGGTTGTTTCAGGAAATACAGAAACAGGGAATACACGATCGCTCTGTTTCGCTCGTCGATTACAAATGTGCCTTTGGAATAGTGATCTGCTACCCGAAGAAATAATTTCTTATAGGCCGTTAGGTCAATCTTATTTTCCGGCGTATCTGTTACCGGACGCTGGATTGTTTGTCTTACTTCCTGTACTCCTTGCATCTCGTTTAATTTTTTCGTCTAAAATCCATTTGTTTGCTAAACTATCCCAGTCAGTAACCTGTACACCGGTTCCTTTACGCCAACCCTGGGAATTGTAGTGAGAGAAAAATAACCGTCCCTGGTTCTCCCAATCCGGCAATAAGCTGCCGGAAAAGAATTTTAATACATCGTCCAGTACTGGAGGAATAAATTCTTTCTTTGCCCTACCGGATTTCTTTTTCGGCTTTTCTTCCGGAAAAGGCAAATTGTTTTCATGGGGGATTATAGGGGGTATATTATTACTTGTTTTATTTAGTTTATTTATAGGGGTCTGATTAGGTATCAGATTAGGTGTTAAGTTAGGTGTCAAGTTAGGTATTAAGTTAGGTGTCAAAATTTGATACCTTGTTTTATCTTTTTGACCTTTTCCACCGGAAATAAATTTAATTAAACCCGCCTGAGATAACCGGTTCCTGGCTGTCTTCATTGTATTTAATGACACTCCCACATTAGCAGATGTTTTATCATCTTTATGCGTCCAGTTATCCGCCCAGCCTAAACGATTTGCTGTTTTTACCAAGTAAAAATACAGTCTCGTTTCACAGCAGGAGAATTGCCATTGCTCATCCAATTCCCAAAACCGATTTATTAATTCAATATAATTCATCGCTCAATACCTAAATAGTTCTTGACCTCTTTCATAAACTCATTCAATGACCGGCAGACAACGTATTTATTGCCTGCCGCCTCCGCTACCCTCTGCCAGTCCTTCTGCGAATCCTGCTGCGTACCTTTCTTATACTTCATCTCTATGCAAAGGCTACCGTGACCACCTTTTGGAAAAAGTAAAATAAGATCAGCAACACCAGCCCGGACACCCTGCCTTTTGAGATTGGCCGCTTCTATCTTGTTACGTCGGCCACCGTTCGGAACAGCGAAAAGAAGCAGTTTCAATTTTGGAAATTGTAGATTGAACCACTCTATACATGAAGATTGCAGACCTGCCTCACCTTTCATATTGCATTGCTGAATAGTGCACCATCCAGACGACGATCGAACGGAGACGTGCTTGTTTCACTTTTCTTGATTCCTGATTTAGCAGACATTTTCAAAATCATTGCATCGACAGTTTTCTCCGGTACCTGATCATCTGTCCCGGTTACATCGTTTGCTATGTCTTTCTTTGTCTGAATAATATCCCATATCGATTCATCAATTGTATTTTTTCCAAGGAAGTAATAACAATTCACACTATTCTTTTGACCGATACGGTGCGCTCTATCTTCCGCCTGCTCACAATCGGCAAATGTCCACGGGAACTCAACAAAGGCAACTCGGCTACTAGCTGTCAATGTAAGACCTACCCCTGCCGATTTATAATTACAGATGATAAGGTTACATTTCGGATCATTTTGAAACCGATCAACGGCATCCTGTCGTTCCTGGCTGGTATTGTCTCCAACGATGGTAACTGCATTAGGGAATACTTTCTTTATCTCCTGTACAACCTCTTTGAGGAAGGCAAAAACAATCAACTTTTCACCGGAATCAATTATATCCTGGATAAACTCTACGGCTGCCGATATTTTTCCTCTAGCTGCAATTTGTCGGAGTTTCTGCATTTGTACCATCACTTTACCACGTTCGGCCCGTCGTAACTTTTCATCATCAGCATTTTCATAAGCAGCTAAATAACTAAGCAGATCATGTTCTGCATCCTGATATTCTTTTCTGTTTGTGATATCCACATTCACAACCTGACGCATCTTATCCGGCAGCTGATCCAAAACCTTTGCTTTCTCCCTCCGGAAGAAACCGGTATTCCATAATCGCCAGTTTAGCATCTCCAAATTACTTGCCTGCCGTGGTCCCTGCATAAAGTTTGCTTCAAAACTCTTATATCCTCCGAAATCATCCAAACGATTCATAATCTTTAATTGCTGGATCAGGTCACCCGGACCATTGATCGAAGGTGTTCCAGTGAGCAGGAAACGATATTCCTTTCCCTGGCATAACTTGTAACAAATCTTTGATTGCTGTGTCTTACTTGACTTACATCGGTGGCTTTCATCAATGATCACACACTTAAACAAACTGGCTACCGGCTTTAGCTTAATCGACCGGGTTACACCACCGGCAAAGTCTTCAACAAAAAACTTTTTCAATGATTCATAATTCGTAATGAAAACATCACAGCACCCCATTTCGTAATACCGGTGCCAGTTGTTTTTATTCCGATCATCAAGGATAATCGCATCTTTTCCTGTGAATTTCTTCCATTCCCGTTGCCAGTTGATCTTTAGACTGGCGGGACAGATCACCAATACCGGCCATGTTTTTGCTATAAAAGATGTACCGATAGCCTGAAGGGTATTATGAGTTACCACAAATTCATCTGTTAAATACAGTTCATCTGGAGCATCAACCTTGATGCACCGACACTCTTCCTTCCTATCCAGTTCTATATTCTCTATATAACGTGAACAATAGTTTCCTCTCTGAATTTTATATCGCTCAGCTTTACGCACTGTACTGAATGGATTAAACCGCGTAGTAATTATGACCTGATATTCGATAGATTTTCCTTCATTCATGCGATCATATTCCCTTATATGAGCCAAGCCACCTAACGATTGAACCAGCTCTACAACATTATCACATAATTTGCGACTCATTGAGTGATAGATCATTCGTGCCCTTCCACTTGTGATAGACCCATCTGTATCCATCAGACCACGAAGTAACTCAATACGCTGTTCTATATCACCATACAAGTATTCGTTAGGTATAAACTTATCTTCCGATTTGACATCAATGTTCAAACGACGGATCTCGGCTAAAAAATGATTCACATGCTTACCATCCGAATTACATATACAGTATCTTGGACAAGTAGCAATATTATCGCCTCTTAATCGCATGTAATCAGGAAGAAGTTTTTTTATCTTTTGGTGAATATCACTGTCAATATCAGGATTACTGAGACAAACAACACCATTGCATAAATTTCCATCACCAATCAAAGCGCCAAGGATATATGGATGTATTATGTAATTCTTATGCGAATACTTAACCGGATCACACACAGGAATTTCCCAGCGTAATATTGGCTTACGACCACTTGCTTTGCGGCTTGGTGAAATATTCCATCTAAGTCCTTTTTTTAAAATATCCTCCGTACTCATCGTCTTCCATCCTTGATTACGTTTTCTCATATTCACATCCCTGACATTCCACAAATGCTCAAGACCTGCATAACATACAGCACCATCATTGAATGTAAACCGATATACATCTTTTACCCCATGATCGAATATACCGGTAACATGATAGACATTTCCATCCCGTCCAAATAGCTCATCTCCTGCCCTTAAATCCCCCATCTTCCGAAATCCCGATGGAGTGGCAATTAGCGCACTGTAAGGTTCCATTTTTCCTAAACCAGGTTGATCCCCGAAGAAACACCGCTTTTTCTGTAAAGCATAGGCAATACCTTGTTTCTGATATGGGAAAGGTTCTATCTTTAACCCATGCGGTGAAAGTAATTCCGGCATCGGAGGAAGCGTATAGTGAACGTCCGGTCTTGAAGCCTGAGCTCCTTTTTGTACACTTTTCTCATAGCCTTTTTTCACAGCCCAGTTAGCAAAAATGTCGACATAGGCCTTTTGAGTATATTTTCCAGGTGGATAGAAACTTTTAGGTATCACCCACATATTTAGTTTGCTGTCAAACTTCCGTCCAGGAATACGTTTGACAACATCAATCATAAGCGGATGATACTTAAATTGCAGGAAATAATTCTTTTCGTCTTCTTGGATTAACATGCTGCTGCTGTTGCAAGAGGTTGATTTTTCGGTTTACGTCCTCGCTTCGGTTTCTCAACAGTGATCGGAGTAACTACTCCGGTATCCGTATCTACCATTTTTCCGGCTTCAAACGGAGCGTCCGGTACTGCTTCAAAGTCTAGCGTCGTTTGAGTTATAGCAAATTTTTGATTGAACAAATATTCTTTTACTTCATAAATCACTGCCTGTACAGCCAGGTTCAATTCATTAATGTAAGGATATTCAAATTCACTATCCGATGATTCCAACGCCTGAGCAGGAGAACAGAAATCAACTGAACCACCAATTTGAAGATACCGTTCACCCATCAAAATGACCGTATTGGTACTACTATCATTCTTTCCCATTTTGATACCGTAAACATCAGCATTCTTAAAATCATCGTCGTCACCGATCAGATTATCCATTCCAACAATCGCAGCTCGCTGACTTACTTTATCGGATTCTTTCATTTCTGTGAGAAGAATAAAATGAGGAATCAATTTCTTGAATGCATTTGTACAATCAATATGTGCCGGTATCTCAGACTTAACAGCGATGTCCTTGTCACCCTCCGGACGGAACTCCGTATAAGTTACTGTCAACTGACGACCATTCAAAACGGCCTTTTTAATTTTAGGTTCTCTTTCTTCCATACTATCAACGAATTAATGTGTTATACTTTTCCGGGCATGTGGTCATTACTATTGCAGAACCAATCACTAACCGGGTTAATTTTTTCGCTTTCAACAACCTTTTTTCAGTGGCTTTTACTGATTTTACTAAAGTCTGTTTAGCGGTTTCACTCTCATGTTCATGGGCGAGATTCCCAATCTTAACCTGTTTTTCCATCTTAATACCTTATGTGTTCATACCTGTTTGTAAATGAGTTGAAATATTGATCGTCCGGAGACGGTAACCTTATACCGAATTCGCTAGCGGCATCCGCCTGTACTTTGTTGAGAAATACAGTCATTTCAGCCGTATTAAGTTTCGATGTAGTCCGGACGACAATTTCCTCTTTACCATTAATGAATACATTTCGCCAAAGGAACTTTTTACAGTAATATTCATATACATCTTGTTTCAGTGTACCTGTTTCATCTTCTATACAAGTAAGCCACATCCACATAAGGGCATTTTGGTCAACAGTGCGTTTCTTGACTTTCTTCTTTATTTCAAGCGTATATTCACCGTTGGCAACAAGATTAAAGAGAAGCTCGATCGGCTGACCTTGCCACTTGATTACTCCTTGTTCCTTGACAAATCGTGTTTTCATATTTCAGCAAAAATCTTTTTATCAGTGATTAGATCCCGGTTCACTTCCAAAAATTCAATAAACCTTTCACAATGCCGGGCTAATAGCCCCTGGCTTTGCTGATGATCGTATTTATAAAGTTCTGGGTATTGTACTCCGGTAATGAGAGGAGTTCGGCTTGTGCCTCCTTTCAGATGATAAGCAGTGTACTCAAAAGAATCAATATCTTTAACAAGACCGGAAGAGATAAGGCAATAAGGATACACATGTCGTTGCCAACCATCTGAGTACTTTCCAAACTCATACCGGGAAGTTGTCTTAATATCGTACACCCTATTACGGTTCAGTTCATCAATGTATCCGTACAACTCAACGGTTCCGTATTTGGTAGGGAGAACAGCTTTTACAAATAACTGGCTAACAGACCCATGAAAATATTCTGCTGCCTTACAGCAGAAACGATAAGAAAAATAAAATGTTCTGTTGTTGTATGTCGCTGTAACTACATCGGCATTGATATCCTCTATGATCTGAGTTCTTACCGGTTTTCTATGGATAAAGTAATCAACAATATCATTGAATGCTGTACCCTTATCTGCGGCTTCTGAATCGAACGGAACTCGATTAATACTGTTGAGTAGAGACTGTTTCATTTCAGTCTCTATCTCTTCATACGTCTTTTTATAATCCCCTGTCTCCTGATCTTGATTGAAAAAATGCTCAAACTCACGATCCACATGCAGATACTTTTCAAACTGATCTAAAAGAGACGGGTAGAATTTATACTTAGGCTGTTGCTGCGGCATCGGCTGATTCATATTTCTTAGTTAATTTGTTCAACTTTAATCCCAGGCTATTACATTTATCCCGGATCATCAGACCGGCTTTCAGTTTGCTATCCCAAATATGTTGTAGCTTTCCCATGTTTTCAGTGACAGCGTTGGCGGTATCAGCATCAACAATCAACTCTACATTTTCCTTTACCACATCAATCAAAGCCTCATAATCATTACTGATATCTGCCTGCTTTTTCAAATAAGCCTGATAGCTATCGAATATACTTGATAAGAAAATATTTTGTCCGGTAACATTGCCGGAAGCATCAATAATGATTGGTATCTTCTGCATGGGCGGGAGATTACATGTGTTCTTTGCATAGAATTTCTCTGTAGGTGACCAGCTAATCGTGCGTTCACTACCTATCGCTTGCATATAACCAACCAGATCAAGTTCTTTTATTAAGTCCCCCGCGGATGATCCGCCAATCTCCGGACGAACAATCCGATTCTCTCCATCTTTCTCTTCTCGTTCATGGGCAACAAAAATCAAATTCTTACCCATCATTGAACATTGGGAAAGGAAATTGATAAACATTGTCTTACGAACTCCATAGCCTTTCAAAGAAAGGGAACCGTCACGCTGTCCCAACTTCGGATCGTTTTTGATAATATAGGCAGACATAAAATCCAGCATCTTCCCGGCAGTATCAATAACGATTGTTTTAAATGGAGATAAATCTTCCTGCAATGCCTCAATCACCATGTCCCAATTTTTCACCTGTAACGTCGGACACTGAAAAGCGCCATTCACACGCTTTACACCTCCATCAAAATCCAATAATACCGGAGAAGGAGTAGACAAACCTAATGTTGACTTACCGAGACCTGGCTGTCCGTAGATCAGCGCTTTGATTGTTGTAGAAACTTCCAGTTCGGAAGGTTGTTTGAATAAACTCATAGCTTGAAAATTAATTTGTTAGTAATATTATTTAGTATTCTCTTTTTTCTTCAATTGTTTTTCCGTTACAACGACCGATACACCAAAAACACAAGCCCAGAAAAAGACATTTCCAGGTTCCCATTTATCTGCGTTACACACAAGAAATAAGCATCCGAAAGACAGGAAAAAGAATAGGAAGGATAATAGTAGTTTCATTGTGATTTTCGATTTAGGTATTGTGTTATATCACTCTCTTTATACATTACCTTTGCCCCTATTCGGGTAGGAATCAATTCGCCACGTTTTTCTAAATTATTCATTGTCCGGTCTGTTACCCCTAACTTTTGAGCAGCTTCTTTCAATGTTATCAGACGGTCTTCAAATTGTCTTCGCAAGGGAGAAAAACGCTTATCTAAAACCTTGTCAACAGCAATCTCTATCAAATTAGCCAGTTCTGTCACAGGCATTGATATCATTAGTACAGCTTTAGTATCCATTATTATGCAACCATTAATTCATATTCAAAACGTCCTCTTATCCTCCGGGCTCTACATGCAACCTGATCCCAATTTCCCCAAGTTGAAAGAAAGAGAGATAGAAAAAAGATTGCTAACATTTGCCGGGCATCTTGTAGATTAAATTCAATCCCATATATCAACCGGAAGAATTCTTTTATCAATCCAATCTGGGTAGTTACACCCAGTTTGGCCATTGCCGACTTTATCTGATTTTTTTCGGTGTGTTCCGATACACAGCGTTTATCGGCTGCCACTTTTACAACCTCATGTTCTGCCAGATAAAGTACTGCATCCGTTTCCGAAGCGGTTAACGGAATCATATTTGAGACAGTTTTCTTTTAAGTTCCTCCGCCATCTTTTTGCGTTGAGCAACTTTAGGTTTTAGATACGCGACAGCCTCACACAAAACTTTGTATTCGGCATCATACCATTTCTCTTCATCAGGGCCTTTCTCATGTTTCATCATAGTATTAAATGTCTGGTGTGATACACCAGCTCGTTCACATATGGCCTTTTTATCTCCGTACTGTTTGTTTATACGGATAAATTCAATTGCTTCTTGTGCAGTCATAATTAATTTTATTATTGATTTGATGTGGTCAACCGGGAATTGAACCCGGTAACAAGCCTGGCAGAAAAATGAATATATTGTCAAATAATTTTGTTTACTCCGCTACACTTGTGACCGCCTGCTCTAAGTTGGTGTTCTCTCCTTCATATCGCAGACTCATTTAGTGGGTTATTTACTCGTAACCAGCGTGCCTTCACGCCTTAACGGTTACATATCATATCTCGTAGTACGTCAAAGATCGTTTTCAATGTGGACGGTGCCGGTATCGAACCAGCCTCTTTACATCGTGCGCACTCTGTAATGTTTCATCCCAGATTACTGACCGCCCGTGTGCCGGGACTCTCACCCGGCTGAACCTTATTTTAGTCAATCATTAGCCTGCTTCACAGCGGTTTTCTACTTTGGTAAATTTGTTTCCTATCAGTGTATATCCGATGCGAAAAGCTTCATCAACAACAAAGGCATACAATCCAGCAAACTTCTTCGTGTTTATTGCCAATGTTTCAGTTGAATAGAATTTGTCTGAATAGACAACCTCATAATCCCGATCGGCACGTTGTACATGGACTGAAAAATATTTCTGGTTAGTGAATATTGCAATCGTAACTTCCGTTCCGAAACATTCACATTGTACCACTTGTACCATCTTTAAAATATCTCTTAATTCATTCATGGCTACCTCCTTCCTACACCCAGAAATCAATGATGTACTGAACAGCCTCTACTTTGCTGTCAACGTTATACTCTCTGCATGCTTCTTCTTCTGTCATGCTTACTAAAGTTTCAATTTCCGCTTTCATTAGTTCAATCTTGTTACTCATATCGTTTACTTTTTTATAAATTGACTATATCAGGTTATTTACTTTTCTTATATTTGCTATTTACTTTGTATTGTGATTATTGTTTGTTGCTAATCACATTGCAAATATACAATCATTTTTGATTGTCTCAATTAATTATGATTGTTTTATTGGTTAATTATATTTAATTTGATTTTATGACTTTAAGAGAGATATTGAAAAAAAAAGGCATTACATATAAAGTTGTATCCGACGCCTTAGGCATACACCCTAATAACATGCCTCGTTACGATGATTTAATGAAACGTAGCGTAGAGGAAATTATAACCATTTCCAAAGCCACCGGGATTGAAGTATCAGAATTGATTGGATTTTCATTGCCAAAGCAATCAGAAGAATTTGCTCCTATCACTAACGAACGACTTCTTTCTATCATAGAAAGTCAACAACGAACTATTGAGAACCTCTCTAAAAAATAAGAGGTATGGATCTTAATAAATATATACCTATAAATACAAATGAAAAAGTGGATGCCATAATAGACGAACTATTACAGCGAAAACCACCAATATCTACCTCATTTCCGCAACTCTTTTATCCTCTCATGACACGACAGTTTTTTTGCGATTTTCATGAAAAGTCTGAAGACTTCTGTGTGTCATGAGAGCTT